AGCGGAGCTACGCCGTCTTAACGGCCATTGGAAGCAACGCACCACTATTATGGCCATCATTGACCAGGAGCTACTGGGATCTGGTTATGATAGTCCTCTATTTTGGAAAAAACCCGGCACTTGTGCCCGGTCAACATTTTATAAATGGAAGGAACAGGACCAGCGTTTCACGCAGGTCCTTAAAAATGTTCGCACCATTGCGGCACAATGGCAAACAGCGGAAGCGGTTATTGCAATCAGTCAAGCTCGATTAAAATTACAGTTGGCATCCCCTATATTTGCAGACAAAGTAATACAATTAGCAGCTAAAGCAATGGGGGAAAACACCCAGCTAAGAGCGGCACTCGCAGGCATGGCCATAGCCAGCGAGGAAACCGCACCGAAGGGAGCGGGGACCGTCAAAGTAGATGGACTTGACGACGCATTAGAGCGTATCTATGGAGAATCAGACAGTGACAGCGACGATTGACAAGGTTGTCAGGACCGCCCACGACGCCGGATCTCCAAAAGATCAGATCAGAAACTTTCTATCAACGGGATACGTTCCCCAGCCAGTACAATGGCAATTCCACGCAGCTGCAAGAGCAGCCGACAGGCCCAGCGGCCCTGATCGCATCGCCCTAGCAGGCGACAGAGGAGGAGCGAAAAGCCATGCGATCATGGCCCAGGTCACATTAGACGACGCCCAACGAAGAGACGGTCTAAATATTCTGTACTTACGGAAAATAGGAAAATCAGCTAGGGAAGCCCTAGATCAGCTTAGAGCCAGAATCTTTATAAACATTCCCCATACGTACAGCCGTCACGCAGGCGTGATACGGTTCCCCAACGAAAGCAAAATAATCGTAGGTCACTTCAAGGATGATCGAGACATAGACGCCTATCTAGGTATTGAGTTTGACCTGATGGTCATTGAAGAGGCCCCGCAGCTTAGTAAAAGTAAGGTTGATCAGCTGCTAGGCTCTCTTAGAACCAGCCGCCAGGACTGGAAGCCAAGAGCTTACCTTTCAGGCAACCCCGGAGGAATAGGGCATCAATGGTTTAAAAGTACGTTTATAGTACCTATGCGCCGGAAGGCCGAAACACGCACAAAAGTTATTATGATGTCATGGAGAGACAATATATTTGTTGACCCAGGCTACGTAAATTATCTAAATTCCCTGACCGGAGTGTTAGGCCGGATGTGGAGAGACGGAGATTTTGACGTAGGAGCCGGACAATTTTTTGTGAATTGGGATTTTGATACCCATGTCATGAGGCCCCGAGACATACCCAGACATTGGCCCATTTGGGCAAGCCTAGATTATGGGTTTAGCCATCCGACGGCCGTCTACTGGCACACCAGATACGATGGTACTATCTACACTATTGCCGAGCATGTACAAGCCCGTTGGCTTGTACCTCAACATGCGACTGTGATAGGGGAAATCACGACGCAAATAGGGACAAGCATCGAAAGATTAGAATCTTTCGTCGCAGGGTCGGATGTGTTTGCTAGACGCGACGACACGACAGGCAAAACACTGGCAGAGCAGTATCTAAAGCAGGGCATAGCCCTGCAGCCTGCTAATATGAACAGGATACAAGGAGCGGCCCAAATGTTGGCCCGATTAGGCAACCCGGACGCCGGGATACCGGCCACATGGAAAATATTTAGCAATTGTGTCCAATTGATTCAAAACTTACCCAATATGTTAAGCGACCCTAAACGGCCGGAAGACGTTTTAAAAATTGACGCAGACGAGGCCGGAGTAGGGGGAGATGATCCATATGACGCCGCCCGTTACGGCCTAATGCAGCAGCAAATCATAAATACCGGCGGCTTTTCAGCCACCTACAAATAGGAGAGGATTATGTCAGTGTTACCCGATCAAGTTGACTTGGCTGCAATAGCCTATCTTCAACACCAGCTAGACGATGAAAAGGAGATCCAGGCCCGAGTAGTCAAGGCCCGAGAGTTAGACGAAGGCTATCTTGACGACGACCTAGCCACCAGATTGCAAACTTGGCTAATCGGCGGCAGCGAAGCCGAGCTAGAAGCCATCAATCTATGTTTGATTGCCCTGAATACGGTAGCAGGCCGGATCAGTGTGCAAGGTATTACGTCCCCGGACGAAGGCTTGCAAGAGTGGCTGCAAGCAGTTTGGAGAAAAGCCAAACTACATATCATGCAGCGGGAGCTGCACCGCAGGGCACTTCGAGATGGAGAATCTTTTTTGTTAGTGGACTACGATCCAGAACGGCCGTCCCCGCTAGACAGAACAGCACTAACCGGCGCACCTAAGTTTTATGTGCAAAGCCGTTTTACAGATACCGAGGTATCTTGGAAGGAGTTAAACGGAGACGGAGAGGGATGCAAGGCTCATTATCTTAATGATGATATTAACCAAGATCTGTTAATGGTATCAAAAAGGTGGATAGAAACGACCTACGAGGACGACGAGCCGGTCACGGCCCAGCGAATGACGCTGTATATTGCCGGGCAGCTGGAAACAGCAGCCCGAATAGAGAAATTTATCTTAAATGACGCCGGAGAGTGGGACCAGCACCAGGACGAAAGCGATCAGGGCTGGCCCATTTGGTGGACAGACAACGGCAGCCAGGCCGGAGCCAGTCTACCTATCCCCGTTTTTCACTTCAAAGGTGTCAGGGTTGATCCCCTGACCCGCCCCATTTGGGGCTTACAAAACGCAATGGATCACGCTTTTTCAAGTTTCTTAGGTGGTAATCAAATGGCAGGTTTCCAAATGTTAGTCGCTTTGGGATTCTATCCAACAACCGACGGAGCAGTCCCCAACGACGCAGGAACTAACTTAATGGAAGTAGGCCCACGCAGAATCATAGGCACGGCACAGAAAGGCCCCGGCGAAGCCTCTCTTACGGCCGTTAATCCAGGCGACATTAAACAGCTTATGGACGCACTCGACAAGATTGCGACGTTCGCCAGCTTTGTGCTGGGCTTACCCATCGCCAACTTTGTTTTTAGTAAAAACATTGCGAGTGGCGAAACATTAAGGCAAGGCGAAGCCGAGCTTATGGCCAGAGCAAACGACTTAATGGATCTCTTTGAAGTCGAGTGGGAAGCTGCCTTGTCGGCAGTAGCTTTGCTTGACACTGTGTTTGGTTCAGCTTCATGGGATGAATCAGCAGAAATTTTAGTCAATTGGTCGCCAGTTGAAACAAGAAATACAGAAAATAGAATTTTAGAATCTTCTGGTAAGTTTAATAGTCGCGTACCGGCCCAAGTCATTTGGGCAGACGTTTGGGGATATTCGCCCGATGAAATAGACCAAATGTTATTAATGGTAGATACAGCTACAAATGAAGACGCGCCAAGTGAATCAAGTGTTACTACCCCAGCAGGCGCAGCTGCACAGGCCCCGGCAGATGTAGATGGTGATGAAGATGTATTATCAAGTTAGGGCAGGTACAGACGGCCGTCTACTCTTTGAGTATGACCCTGATAAGCGAGTTATTAAGATACGTAAAGGTAAGTATGTTGATATAGTTGATTTGGAGGAGTTGGACCGGGATCTTAAAACGAAGAATAAGACTTATACATAGTTTTTTGGCCCTTGCCTACGGAGGACCGTTGGCCCCGGACGTTCGAGAACGTAGGACCTTATCTCTCTCTTACCCAAATATGGCTGCGTCGAGCAGCCATATTTGGGAAGCCCTCAATTGCCGGGCAGGGGCTGGGAGCTGAGTGAACAACACCAGCGGCCGAAGACGGCCCAGGTGTACGGCCGTTCGGCCGATAGCAACACAACCTTTCTACGAAAGCTGCTTTCTAAATTGCCGTGCAATTTAGGACGGCTTTTTTTCTTATCAATTAAAGTCACCTACACGCCGGAGGACCGGCGAGATAGGTGACTACAATTGAGAAAAGCCTATGAACATTCGACGGCTGGGTGTGGGAGGACCCACACGCGCCTTGAAAAATAGGCCATTGGAGGACCAATGTATCTATTTTTCAGCTCATTGGGGGGGGAGCCGCCGCTCTCCCCCCCCTCAAACTCCCCCCGAGCGTCACACACAACGCTTTAGCTTAATCGAAGGTGTCAAAGCGAATGATTTTAGAGTGCTGGTTGCACTCTAAAATCAGTTTTTTTGTAGGACCAAAACCGCAGTGGTCGGAAGACCTCCCCAGCTAAACCTGCTCCGCATTTGTATTCACAAAATGCTCCACGAACTGCTAGGACATCCCAGGCTTGCTAATTAGCTGGTCGGGAGGACCCTACCCGAGCGAATTAGTCCGAAGTTTCCTTCCTGGCTTGAGCCACCAATTTTCTCATTTCAATGACCCGGAGGAACCGGGCCAGTGAGATTGTAGCCCTACGGACAGCTTCCAGCAGTCCTCCGGGGAAAATTGTGTTCAGCCGGAAACTTTGCGGAGCCACACCTGTGGCCTTCGCTGGGCAAACCTTCGACGCTAACGCAATGTTGCGTATGTGGAGGAACACATACTACTTTATCGATAACATTCAAAAAAAGGGACAAGGATAAATCCAATGTATAACTTCAACGAATTAGAAGATACCTACAACTTACTCAACGAATATAACGAAGAGCTGGCAGCTTACACTCTCAGCCCATACGCCAAAGAAACCGACTACGCTAACCAACGACGACTAGAAAAATTGTTCACCCCAACGACAACCCGCCAGCGGATTGCCAGCCAACGCCAGCAAGACATCTTCAACGGACCTAAACCACTCAGCAAACGACAAGTACGCCTAGCCGCAAAACGAAAAGTTGCAGCACTACAGCCATCATTATTCTAATCGACAGGGGGAGCCGGGAGGCTCCCCCCTAAAGCCGATCAAACCGAAACATATTAGCAAAAAGGAAAAATCAAATGTCAGAATCAACTTTAATCACGCTCAAAAAACAACAAAGCAAAGCAGAGTTGCACGGCCAGGAGTGGTGCAGTCTCCAAAACCAAATTAACCAAACTCAAAAGAAAATTGACATCCTACTAGCAGAGCTACGCCAGGCTAGAGACGAGATTGTCAAAGACTGGAAAGTCATAGCCGCAATCTGCAACGAACTGGTAGAGCTGCAAGGCGTACCATTTTAGTAACCAAGGGGGAGCCGGGAGGCTCCCCAATTATCACAACCGGGAGGTTGAACAAAATGTCTACACAATTTACAGAACAAATAGAAGCACTACGCAAATTGCAAGAAGAAATTATTGTTTACGCGGACCTAATTGCAAGAGACGGTCCCAACCTAGCACGAACCCAGCAATACCAGCAATATTGCTGGCACGTAACCAAGCTAATGAAACAAGAAACGCCGCTAGTTGACGAGCTAGTAGGCAAAGTTGAGGGATACACGCCCAAGTACGTTACGCACCCATGCTTACTACCCCGCTCAGAATGGAAGTCTTAGAGTAACACGAATCACCAAGGGGGGAGGCAGTAGCCCCCCCCAATTATCACAACCGGGAGGTTGAAATGTACCAAGAAGCAACAGACGAACAATGGGACCAAATGACAGACGACGAAAGAATAATAGAAGCAACTGTATGGCGAGCTAACTATGCAGTTAATCATTATCTCAAAAAAGGTATTGAGAAAGCCACAGACAAACAGCGCAAATTCATTCTTGGCTTACACGAAGCGGGGGAAAGTCAGGCGTCAATGGCCAGCTACCTAACAGCGAAGCACGGAATAGATATTTTTCAAATTTGGGCAATGCCTTAAAACAAAAGCTAGGGGGGAACGGCCGTTCCCCCCAATTATCACAACCGGGAGGTTGAACCAATGGCTAAAACTATTTACACAGTATTTGGAAAACAAACTGTACCAGACTGGGCAATGAGCGAAATCCAAGACGAGTTAGACGAGCTAGAAGACTTGCGTAAAGATATTCGTATGGAAATGCAGAGCATTGCAGAGCAGTTGCACACAACTAAGGAATATCTACGCCATCCTGCTACACGGCAGGCCGCAGGAAACTTACTGTACTATATACAGAAAGAGGAAGCGGCCCACAACGCACTACTTAGAAAGCTCAACATGACTTGGATAACATCCAACAATAGCCAGAGTGTTTTATAGGAGATTGAAATGATAGAAAACAACCCAAAACAACACATACGTGTATTAGAAATTTGCCTAGACCATTGCAGGCACACAATTGCTCATTTTATAAATCGAATAGCAGACCGATGTAACCCAACCCCAAAAATTGGCCCACGCCGATGGACGGCCGTAATGGATAGCTACTGGTTAGACGGACTACGAAGGGATGAAGCAAGGATTATCCAAAAGTTACACATTTTAAAAGACGAGGAAAGCGATTCATAGGAGCAACTAGCAGGGGCTTTGCCCCTGCTATGCTTTTTTCGATCCCGCCCACCATCCCCCAGGAAACGGCCGATATTAGCCACGGTAAACCGAGGCTAACGGCCGAAAATAACCCTAAAAATTGACCGTACATATTGTTTATATATGTACAGGTTGTCTGTTTTTACTCTATATTGGCCTAAAAAAAACGCAGCCTATCACATTCGTTCTAAGCTGCTTTTTTTTAGCTGCAGCCGACAGCCCCAGGAACCGCAGGGGCACGGCTGATCATGGCCTAAAACATAGAGAAATGGTTGCTATCGACTAACAAAGAAACCACACATCCACCCCACCCCTTTCAGGGGAAATAATAGGACAGCCCATTACCCAGGTTGCACCAGGGTAACGGCTGATTGTCGGTAGATACGTTGGGCAATGGTTCTAATAGGCCATCGAAGAAACACATACACTAACGGACAGCCCATTACCCAGGTTGCACCAGGGTAACGGCTGATTGTCGGTAGATACGTTGGGCAATGGTTCTAATAGGCCATCGAAGAAACACATACACTAACGGAACAGCCCATTACCCAGGTTGCACCAGGGTAACGGCTGATTGTCGGTAGATACGTTGGGCAATGGTTCTAATAGGCCATCGAAGAAACACATACACTAACGGACGGCCGATATTAGCCACCGTAAACGGAGGCTAACGGCCGTTAGCAGGCCCCTTGCTTGATAGAAACGCCCCCTATCTGCTATACTAATCATGGATTGACCATTTTTTAAGGAGACCCGGTGCCATGCGAGGCTTGAAGCCCGTGCCGTGCACCGGGTCTTTTTTTATACGTGACGGCCACGGCAAGAGCCGGAAGGATAAAGAAACAATGACTTTAGGTACTGGCACAGCACCAACGAACGACGCAACACCAAAACCAGGGGAACAAAGCGGAGCGGAGCCCCAGGCTCCCAAACCAACCGCCGATACCGGCGACCCGGCCGGGAGTGATGCGACTACGTTTAGTCAGTCAGATGTTGATCGAATAGCAGGAGACGCGAGAACAAAAGGCCGGGATACAGCCACGGCAAAAATGTTACAGGAATTGGGTTTTGCAGACATGGCAGCGGCCAAGGCATCGATTGACGCCAGCAAAGCCGCGAAATTAGCTGAAATGTCTGAGGTAGAACGCCTGACAAGCCAGTTGGCCGACATGGGATCAGCGGCAGAGGAACGGGACAGTTTGCAATTGCAAACAACGGCCTACGCCGAAGCTATCCAGGCCCAGGTTACGGCCCAGGTAAAAGCCCTAAAAATTCCCAAGCATATCACCGAACTATTTGAAGTAATGTCCCCCATTGATCAACTTGCATATATTACCAAAAATCAAAAACAGTTTGCTAAACCACAAGCCCCCAACACCAATGTTGGGGACGGAGGTACAGCGAAGGCCCCCACCCTATCCGAGCGGCAGATCGCAGAGAAAGCCGCCCGTTTTGGCGTAAAGCCGGAACACTGGCAATCAAGATAACAAGGAGATTAGATCATGGCTATTGCCCGAGATACTACCGCAGCAAATATTAAACCGCTCGAAGGAGCTACCACCCGACGCGGGACGTTGGGCACGACAGTCGCCGCAGGCGAACTAGTCACTTTGCAGAGTGACGGATTTTGGGACCCCAGCGACACGTCCGCAGCTCAGCTCACCGTTGCTGTTGCAATTCAGGCCGGAGTTGTCACCGATGTGGTTGACCTAGTTGTACATGGCCCAGTTAATTGCTTAACTGGCGCAACCATTGGCGGCTTAGTTTACGCCACTGACACAGCAGGCGAACCCGGTACAACCGCAGGCACCAAAAGCACCATTGCAGGCTACGCCCCAACCGCTACCGTTCTGTTCGTTCAACCTCAAATTGTTGATCTGGTTTAGTTCCATTAAGTAAGTTCAGTTAATCAGATAACAATTATCAAGGAGATAATAAAATGGCATTAGGACTAAGAACCACCAAAGACTTAGTTTCACTAACAGGTTGGGACGACACCGCCCTAGCCGCGTTCACGCTACAAGACGGCACGAGTTTTGCCGAAATTGTTGCAGATATTAACACCGCTTTAAATGCGCTCAATGGGGAAATCGCAGGAGATCCCACATGGTCCAGTTTGGTAAGTTACGATGAAGCCCCGGACGTAGAATACCATGTCGGTAGTAGTAATGGTTTTTCTACCTACAGCGAACACACCCGCCCGGACGCGCAACGAGCAGCCACAGAGGGGCATATGCTCCCTCTGATCGCCAAAGATCGGGCACTTGGCTGGACTTGGAAGTATCTGAAAGAGGCCCGTACTAGCCAAATCGTTGCAGATGTGCGCGAGGCCATCACCGACGCCCGTACTCTTTACCGAGTACAAGTGCTTACCCGAGCCTTAAAGCGCACCGACGACAGCGGAGCAGCCAAGGGACTTGGCTCAAGTGGTTATAGCGCAGGCTTCGCCACAGCCGCAGCTTCCACCAACGTAGATTTTGTTCCCCCAACTTCGTTGGGCAATACTTTTACGTCAGCGCATGAGCATTATGTAGGCATTGCCGGAGGCTTGTACACATTGGCTGTATTCCAAGACGCCTACAGCGAATTATGGGAACATGGGCACGTAGGCCCCTTTGACTTTTGGATCAGTGAAACTGATCGTTCTACAGTCGAAGGGCTTACTGGCTTTGTTCCTGCAGCGGAATCACTGATCCGCTACGGTAGCACCCAAGACCTCGCCAATGTAGGTGACGGCTATCTAGGTGTCATTGAGAACTTTCGTGTTCGTGTAATGCCAGGTATGCCCCAATATTATGGCATTGGGTTTAAATCCTATGGCTCTAATAGCCAACGAAATCCTATTCGTATCCGTGTTCCTAAAGGTATGAGTAGCTTAGAATTTACGGCTATGTCAGACCCAAGTAGCGGAGCCGGAGCTGCCTACCCCCTTCAATATCTCATGTTGTACACTGAGTTTGGCGTAGGCGTAGGTGATCGAACTGCAGGCACCCCGCGATATGTGAATAACGCGACATGGGCAGACGGCACACCCACCTAAAAACCGATCACATACTAAAGTATGTGTAAGAACGAACGGCATTAACGGCCGTTCGTTCAACAGGAGCTATCTTATGAGATTGCCTGATGGACAAAAACTAAAAGCATTACTTAATGGTCCGTTTATTAGTGAAGCTGAGCTTCAAACATTGAACGGACTTACGTCATCAACGGCCGAATTAAACGCCCTTGACGGCATCACGTCAACAGTAACGGAATTGAATCTAATTGACGGACTCACCACAATTGTGGGCGAATTAAATCTATTAGACGACGCACCCGCCGATATTACCTTAGTGGCAGCTTCCGCAGGTACTAATGTATGCGAGGTAACTATCACCGTAGTTGATAGCGCA